TAGCAGTACCGCCTTGAGCTATCTCTACTGAGATAATTGCTCCTTCAGTAGCGTTAGTAGGTGCAGAGAATGTAGTATTCTCAGTTGTCACATGGTAAGCATTTGACTTAGCAGCAGCATCCCAAGCAATAGCATTTGAACTAGATGTCAAAGCTTGTTGCGTTACGTTAGCTGCAGCAGTTGCTGTAATAGCTGGGGCTGTTGCTGAAGTTGCAAAGGTTACAGCGTTTTCAATTTTAGCACCTGTAACTTGGTCGTCTCCAATGTGTGCAGTATCAATACTACCATCAACATAGTGTTCACTATCAATTGCATCATCGGCTATCTTAGCACCAGTAACTGCATCTGCAGCTATCTTAGCAGTTGAAACTGAGTTATCACTTGGAGTTCCTATTGCGACTTCTTCAGCATTATAGGCTGTAATAACTCTACCATTTGCAGGAGCTTCAGAGAACGTTAAAGTAGTTCCTGAAACACTGTAACTGTTATGTGCTTGGAATACACCATCAATAAACACCATTAAGTTATTTTCACTTGATGGGGCTGAAGACAATGTAAAGGTTGTATCACTACCGTCACCTGCATAGATGTTAGTAGAGAACGAACCACTTCCTCCTCCAATACTACCCCATGAAGTTGTATAACCTTCAAACTCTCCTGTTGTTGAGTTATATCTAAAGTAACCTGCTGCCGGACTTCCCGGTCTTTGTGCTGTTGTACCTACTGGTACGTGTACAGCATCTGTAGCACTTCCAATGTCTAATGAAACATCAGGAGAAGCATTAAGAATACCAACTCTATTAGCAGATGAATCTACTACTAAAGTATTTGAATCCCAGTTAAAGTCTCCTGTACCACCTGTTAAAGCTGTGAGTGTACCAAGACTTGTAATGTTTGGTTGAGCTGCTGTAGCTATTGTACCTGTTAAATTATTAACAATTAAGTTAGCAGCAGCATATCCTGTAGCACTAGTATTAACCGTTGTTGATGGAACAGTTTGAGTATCAGTAAATAATCTAAATGTATTATCTGTAGAAGCATCATAATATAATCCAGCATACTTTGTAGTACTAGATTCTACATACTTACCATAGAAACCAAAGTCTGTTGCGTTACCTGTGTTTTCGTCTGTTAAACCTGTAAAGTTAGAATCACTTACAACTGCACCGGT